TTAAAGCTCTGGTGGAGTTTATAGACCTACCAGATGATCAGATAGGCGGAGAGATTTACAACATTGGCAATGACAAGAAGATCAGCATGTGGGAATTAGCTGAGTTGGTTAGACGGTATGTCAATCCTCGTGTTGGTATCCAGAGCATTCCTTATACTGAAGGCTATACTGAGATGCCTAATCGGGTGCCTTGGTTACAGAAGGTAGAAGAGCTGCTAGATGGGTGGAGTGGAATCTTTTCAAAACCTACTCCCCAGCATGGTAGGTGCCACTGAAGCCTATGAATGGACCACTCAGATGCAGGCGCTAAACAACTAATGGCTTTCATAGCAGTAGCATCCTTGTTAGTATTAGGCGTAATATACTGCATGTCCTTGAGTAGTCATAAACTCTGCAAGAAGCACAAGCGACAGAGGTATGGTTAGTAATGGTGACTATTATTTGTTCAGAATGCGGGGAGCAGATCAGGGTGGAATATTGGGGTGAGGAGCGACATGGGCATAAGAGTAGAGGAACTTGTATCCCATGTGCAAAAATCAAATGGCAAATTAAAGGAGCTGATTAAGATGACTAAAGGAAAATTAGTCTGTCAATACTGTGGTCAATCAATCCGTTGGGGAAGATGGGGGTGGGTACATTGGATAACGGGTAAAGCAGCAGCTTTAAATCACAACGCTACACGAGCTTAGTTTTAAATAATGGAGAAAATTAAGATGACCAACTGGCCCCCTACTCAATGTCGAAAATGTGGCGTGACAGGAAGGCATTATTTCTTTAGGGATACAACTCAAACTGTTACTGAAAGATGCCGGATGTGTGGCACTGAACATTATCCACATATCATAGAGATGAATGGAAGTAATCCAAAAGTGGGAGGAAAGGATATTTAATGGAACAACAGGAAGAAATACAATCGTTGGTGCAGATACCGGAATCAGAATTCAGAGTGCCTGTTAGTGATGATCATGGTCATACTACCCGCATCACTCTAAGAGTATTGCCTGGTCATGCCACAGCTATTCATCAGGTATTAGAATCCAAATGGTTTTCATATACCTCAACCCTTCAGATATATAGACACGCCATCAAGCGTCATCTGGAGTGGTTGGCAACCTTAGCGCCTATACCTAACTCTATAATTCATCGTACTAATGCCATCATGGAGATTATGTATGAGGAGGAACAGCAAGAGAAATTTATGGATATCATCGAGGGGATGTCTGATCGGGTTGGTAGACTATTAGGGGAGGGGTTAGTGGAGCTAGCTAAGGAGTGTGTAAATCGAACCTACAGTGAAATAGATCAGATGCCTGAATGTCTATGGAAAAAGCGATTCATTAAGAAGATGAATGAGAAGTATGGGTATCTATTGAACGAGCAGCATAAGAAAGAAGTTGCTAAAGTTGTGGCTAGTCTCTTGGATTTGGGGGATGAGGAATAACCATGTATGAACCTACGCCACTCCATGAAGTTACTATAGGACATTATATCTTAACCCCAGAAGGTCAAGTTTGGGCTATAGATTGCGAAGAATCATTGGCTAAAGTTCCAGAAGTGTCATTCTTTTATCAATCTCATGGGGAGCAGATATTAGCATTCGAACATTTTTGGCAGGCTAACTATTACTTTCATAGGAATTAACTAATGAGAATCGCATATGCAGATCCCCCATACATAGGACAAGCAAAGAAACATTATCAAAGTAATGAAGTTAATCACCAATTATTGATAAATCATTTACAAGAATACGACGGGTGGGCATTATCTTGTTCTTCACCATCGCTAAAACAGATACTTAATATGTGTCCAGATGATGTGAGGGTGATGGCATGGGTTAAACCTTTCTGTATATTCAAACCTAATGTCAATCCTGCTTATGCCTGGGAACCTATTATAGTTAAACCTGCTCGTAAATTTGGTAGAGATAAGCCTACAACTAGAGATTGGGTTAGTGTCAATATAACTCTTAAAAAGGGTTTGACTGGAGCAAAACCTGAAGCTTTCTGTTACTGGCTATTTAAAGTATTAGGACTCGAATCAACAGATGAATTCTTTGATATCTTTCCAGGTACTGGTATAATGGGTAATTGTTTTAAGGAACTAACTGATGGCGCTACCAACTCCTAATATAATCTTAAACCATCCTAAATTTGATCACTGGTATCCAGGTCAAGAAGAAGCGCTCCAGTCCATCATACAGTGGCTTAACGGGCCAAATCGATACTTATGTGCTTCGATGCCCACAGGTAGTGGTAAATCGCTTTTGGGTGTCCTCTCGTCGATACTAGGGGGGAGGAGGTCTGCATTTCTGACAGTGACTAAAGGGCTTCAAGGTCAATTAACTCAAGACTTTGAACAGACTGGAATGGTTGACATCAGAGGGCAAAATAACTATCTCTGTAACTTAGTACAAGATGGTGAGACAACTGTAGATGATGGGCCTTGTCATGCGGGGTTATCCTGTGCGATTAGAAATGATGGATGTTCTTATTATAATCGACTAGATGATGCCAAGTCATCGGATATGCTAGTGACTAATTATTCTTACTATCTAGCTCAGACGCTACATGGTAAGGATGGATTACAGATGGCTAAGGATTCTAACCCTATTGAACTCCTGATATGTGATGAGGCGCATTTGGCATTCCAAGCTATAGAATCTTTTATGGCTATTTATCTAAGCAACTCAGAGATTCAAGCTCTAGGGGTGAAGTTTCCTACATCGGCAACTTGGGATGATTGGAAGTATTGGACTGCCAGAGTATTAGGGAAAGCAAATTCAGAAAGACTAAAGGTACTATTAGAGATCAAAGAAAGATTTGAATCTGGTGGAAAGATAACTGGTGTGATGTTGCGGAAGGCTAAGCACTATGTTAATCTGATACAAAGGCTGGAATCGTTAGTATCTGCTAATGGTAGGTGGATATGGGATAAAAAACAATCTGGGTATAGCTTTAATCCGGTATGGCCTGGTGAATATGCCTATAAGCTTTTCCAAAATACTCCTAAAATCCTGGTGATGTCTGCTACTTTTTCAGAAAAGACAGCCGATTCACTTAAGATACCCAAAGATGAGCGAGAATGGTTAGAGGTACCTAGTTATTTCCCCAAAGAGAATAGTCCTATAGTTCAGCTTAATACTGTTAGGATGAATCACCGATCCACACCAGATGATTTAAAGCTGTGGGCTACTAGGATAGATCAGATCATCAATAAGCGTAGAGATAGGAAGGGCATAGTCTTTACAGTTAGTTATGAAAGGCGTAACTTCTTAATGGCAAATTCTATGCATACAGGAATAATGTACACTCATGATAATAAAAATGTATATGCAGCTGTTGAAAAATTCAAGAAGGCCAATCCTCCTGCTGTGTTGGTTAGTCCTACTGTTACCAGTGGTTGGGATTTTGCTGGCGATACTTGTTCTTATGGGATTGTAGGTAAGATTCCATACCCTGACAAGCGAGACCCTGTAGTCAAAGCAAGATGTGATGATGACAATGAGTGGGCAGCTTATCTAGCCATGCAGACTCTGGTACAGGAATGTGGCAGAGGTACAAGAAGCGCAGAAGATAAATGTGAGTATTTGATTTGTGATAATAACTGGAGTTGGTTCTGGAGGAGGTATAAACAATTTAGTCCTAAATGGTTTCAAGAGCGAGTTAAGGCTGGGGTTGTGGAGATTGTGCCAGATCCTTATATTTAGCGAGGTGCCACCATAGAACTACACGAAATAATTTTACCTTTTGAACCTCATATCTTAGCTCCTATAGGAGATATTCAATTAGCACCTTGGAATGACAACCTGGACTCCACCAAGCGTCATATAGATACGGTGGAGAATTACGCAGCCAAGCAAGGCATTAAGGTTGTTTATACTGGATTAGGAGATTATATTGATGTAGCTAGTCCATCCGGTCGTATGAAGTATGAGAAAGCTGCATTCTATGATTCAGTAAAAGATACTCTAGATGAAGGTGTAGCCAAACTTTTAGAGGATATGAAGAAGCTCTTGGCCCCTACTATAGGTAGATGGTTAATGTTGAATCGAGGTCATCATTTCTGGCGATTCCAAGATGGAACTGATACAGATAAACTTTTGGCTGACTATTTAAAATGCCCTGCTACAGATGATATGGGCATGGGTATCACACAGGTCAAATTTAGAAATCGCCGGTATACTGTATCTGCTGAAGTGTGGCAGTGGCATGGTGAGGGATCAAGTCAGACCATGGCCGGTCCAGTAAATAAATTAGAAAGAGAAATGTTATCGTGGCCTACTGTGGATATCTTTTTAATGGGGCATTACTCCAGAGCAGTAGGTTGGCCTAGAGATCCACTTGCACCTAGGTTTGGTAAGTATCCTAAGCTAGTGGCAAAAAGGCGTATACTGGCATGTACTGGTGCATTTGACAAAGGATATACAGTTAATGGAAGGGCTACATATGTGGAGCGTGGAGGGATGCCACCATTGAATCACGGTGGGGTGTTAGTATATATGATCCCGGAACACAGGAAGGATAGCGATTATTTAAAACTGGGGGTGAGTTCGCCGAGCATGTAATATCACAACTTAAAGCAACCCCTTGACAACCCATATACACCAAGGTAATCTAAATAAACGACAACAAAACAAACGGAGGAAATGAATGGTATCTCAGAATCGACAACCCGTAGGGATGGGAGTGGAGGATCTTGGACAAGGTGGTATCTTTGATACTGTCTTGACAATCAAAAGTGCTAAATTCGTAGTTAAGGATTTCGGTAAGGGTAAGCCCCAGTTTCAGGTCGCTATGGTCTACACTAAAGAAGATGGTAAGGATGTAGATTGGAGTTATAATGTGGGAGATGCTACTGGGTGGGATGCTACTCCAGATGGTCTTGGCGCTATCTCCAATAGAGAGAATGGTAAGATTACCAAGTCTTCAGCCTTCGGCGTGTTTCTGACTGAGCTGTCTAATGCTGGATTCCCAGACAATCGCCGGACTGGTTCATTGGATTTCATGTTTGGTACAACTTTCCAGAGTTGTTCATTTGTACCAGAAGGAACTAATATGGACGGGGAAACTAGGAAAGAGCAATTAGTAGCTAGTCTGGTAATTAGTCTACCTGGTGAAGTTGCTGGTCAGGTTGCTAATGTATCTGCCCCTCCGGCTCCTCCAGTACCGCCGACTCCCAGTTCTCCGGCAAGTGCACCTGCTTTGCCTCCATCAGTTCCTTCAGCTCCAGTTGCTGCTAATGGTGTTGGGGACGCTGGGGCCAATGCTCTGATGTCAGCTTTGAAGTTAGGTGATAGCTTTACGCTTCAGGGTGTGATGGCTCAGGTTATGCAGGACTTAGCTGGTGATGCTGTCAATCGTGATGCCGCTGCTGGGTATGTGTTTACGCCTGAGTTTGCTCAAATGTTGGTGGGTGCTGGATATAAGGTAGACAGCTATAACGTTTCCAAGGATAAGCCTTACTAAGTAGGAGTATAAAAGATATGGAAAACAATATGGAAAAACAAGTAAGAGATCCTGAAGAAGTTTCTCTTAAGACTGTGATGTTATTTATCAGAGAATATAATTATCTGTCTAAGCAAGTTTCTAATTTAGCACCAGCAGAGGCAGCTAATGTAATTCTTAGTATTATGGGACTTGAAACAATCTAATTCGTGAGGGGGTGAAGAGGTGATGGGGGAGGGCATCGCTAGTGGTGGGGCAGCGATTCATAAATAGCTCCGCCCAATTGTTGTGTAAAAGAGGGAGTGCAGATGTCACATCTAGTAACTATACCCCATACATTAGAATCCATAGTAGATCCATTCGATCCACCCCAGAACCGTAAACCAGGTTGGCATGTTACAGACCTAAAGAAAGCAGCTGATGCTATTGCTAAAGGTCAAGAGGTGCCTAATGGTGGGTGGGAATTTACAGGTGATACAAGTGGGCTGATGTCATGGGGTAGAATGTGGGAAGCTGTAGTACGAGATTGGCTAGATCAAAAGTGTCTTGACATGGGTATGTTATTTCTACCTCCTGAACCTTATTCTCCAGGAATTGAGGAGGATGGGATCATCGCTAATCTTGATGGAGAGATTCATAGTTTCAACGGGATACGGATAGCAGTGGCTGAGATGAAAGCTACCACCACAGCCGACACTAATCCACTTCTTAAGCCCAATTGGATGTGTCAAACCAAAGCCTACTGCCATATGGCAGGGGTCAACCAGGTCTGGTTTATAGTCTTACATATGCCTAGAAGGGGCGCACCAGAAGCCAGGGTATATCAGCATATTGTAACATTCGAGGACTGGGAATTAGCAGAGAATTGGAATATGCTTATTAGTACAAAGGAATATCTAATCAGTAAGGGGATTCAACTATGGTAACCCAAGGTATGACCCAGACAGTACTAGATCAACTTATAGCGGCAGGGTTCCAGAACTCATTACCTAAGGCGCCACATCGTGTCATTACCAAGATGGGAGGGCCTGAGAAGTCTGGCAAGTCACACCTATCTTTAACTGGACCTCAGCCCATCATCTACCATTCTATTGATATTGGTACCGAAGGTGTGGTGGAGAAGTTTCAAGAAGCTGGTAAGAATGTTCTAGTTAAGGAAATCCTTTACAAAAAAGGAGAACCACAGTCAGTCTATCAGGATATGTGGAATACCTTCAAGGCTGATTTTGCCCTTGGATTAGAAATAGGTGAGGGTATGGTAGTAGTAGATACCTGGACAGAGATTTATGAGTTGGCTAGGTTGGCTAAGTTTGGGAAACTAGAGCAGGTTCAGGCTCATCATTATGGACCTGTCTATGCAGAACTCAGAGGCTTGATACGGGACATCTATAACACTAGGATGTCAGCTGCGCTTCTTACCAAAATGGCACCTGATTACAACACCAAAGAGTTAGTAGAAAAGGGATTCAGTGACACAGACTTCTTGGTACAGATGAACCTCCGTACTTCTAGAACTGTAGGGTCAGATGGTACGCCGGTCTATTCGGTGTGGGTTAAGGATAGTAGGTTGAATGCTAAGAAGATGACCAACCTCACTCTGTCTAGCTCTAATGAAGATGGGATAGATAGGTTTGATTTCTCGCAGCTGGTTTGGCTAGCTCACAATTGGGTATAGGTTATGGATCAACTACCCCTCTATATAACCGCTGAACCTAACGACAGAGATTTAGCCAAACAACTCTCTATAGCTATACCTTATGAATTAAAGTGTGGTGATATAAACCATCAAGCTTACTGGGTTAATGGTGAGCTAGTGTGGATCTGGGGGGAGCGCAAGAAGCTAGGTGATCTAGT